TATGCATTAAATAAGAGTTGTTGATTTTCTGTAAGAGGATCTATGTCTCTTAAGAAATCCGTGTTTATTGGTTTCTTCCTCTTCATCTGTTTTGCGGTGAGTCCTACACCGATTGGTTGTGTGTCTGCTTTCTTTTTACGTGGCATACTAAACGATTCCCCTCTTTGCTAAACGACCCTGAATACCTGCAGATTTTTCTGATTTCTTTAATACTTCACTCCATCCAGGATGTTTATTATGCAACTTATCTCTCCACTCACCAACTTCTCCTACACCAGGACATGTACTTGGATCGGAAAAATCTCTTGTCCATTCTGGATTATCAGATTTCCACTGATCCCAATCATGAACACTCATAATAACTTCTTTCTGCTCACCAGTTTGCTGATTAACGACAGGATATGTTGCCATATGAATACAATAGGGGGTAGTTATTTAGCCCACTCAAGGGCTTCTGCAACAACAGGAAACTGTTCGGTAAATATACTACGAACTCCCTCTGCTACATCCATGTGTTCTTTCTGTGTTCCATGTGCAGAACGCAGATCAATGTAGTGTATCCATGAACGTACACTACCAGTCATGTAGATTCTTGTAGGTGTTGCTAACGGGAGAACAAATCTCGCACACTCCTTTGCAACTCCCTCTTGTAACAACGCATTGTATAAATCCATTGCCTCAGAAAAATGCCTAGAGATAAGTGCTTGATACTCCTTCTTCTTCTCTTGCGGTATGTCATCGTTACTATTCTGTCTGTTCTTACTATCTTGACTACGAAGATCAGGAATAGGGATTACACTATCAAGTAAATTAGTGTCAGCATATCTCTGACTAAACTCCTGAAAAGTAAATGATCTATGTCGTAGTATCTGTGCAGCAAGTCCTCTGGTAGTATTGATCTCTACCGTCATGAATGCTTGCTCAAAGACACTCCAGTGACCGTGCTGGATACAATACTTAAGAAGACCAGCAAACTTATCATTGTCTTGGTTCTTAGGGTTAGAAACACGAGCAACATATGCCATGTGTTGTTCAGCATCAGGTGTTGCACTAACTAATTTAATCTTCGCCATCAAAGACCTCATCGTAATCGTCAAGTGGTAATGTTTGGGTTACCTGAGTATAGGTTTCATACTTATACTCATCAGTATCTGAATTCACTTCAGATTCTAAAGAATCTACAAGCAACTTGAGATTCTTTACAATAAGTTTCAATTTTTCTCTATCCATTATCTCTTAGAAGCAAAATATTTTTCTATAACTTCTACCTGGTCATGATATCTTGCGATCTTATCTATCTCGCATTGAATTGCTTCGGTAATATCTGAATGCTCTCCTATACCTGCTGGATGTTCAAGATAAACATTAACATTTGCTTTATGTTTTTCAATCTCTCCATGAGCATGAGATAATACTGCTCTAATTAATTGTTCTCTCATGTGAAGGTTTCCCATAGTATGTCTCCATTTAAATTATATATTAAAAAAGGGGGTATGTAAACCCCCTTCTCTCTTATACAGCAGTAAGTTTCTTGGAAACTTTGATTCCTCGATACATTAGATCGAAGTTTCTGTGCTGTGCTGCTTCAGCGAGTACCTTCTTGTTGTACTCTGCAGAGTCGTACTCGACTCCACGGTAAGTGACTTTTGCCATTGGCTTTACTCCAAAGTAGTAGGGGTTTTAATCCGTTCCTTTAGTCGGCTTTTGCGTCCTCAAAGAGGATGAACGATTCCGTTCCGAGTCGGCTTACTTGCGTCCCTTATGGGATGAACGATGTGTGTTAATACTAACACGTACATACTATATAGGCAAGTAAATGTGTATTCCCTGATACAATTTATTCATAATACGCAACATCTTCCCCTACAGTATTGGGACAAAGAAGTTGTTCAGCAATAGATTTTGCTTGTGTATTGTGTTCACATAATTTATTCATCCAGATTCTTTCTTCTAAGGTGACTGGAACTCCATCAGTAGTAATCATTCTACAACATATATCAGTGAGTTTTAACCTATACTTGGTACTTAGTGTCATTTGTATGAGAATAAAAAGTCGTTTACGAGTGATTCAGATTTTTCTTTACCAAATTGTCCTGTAAGATATCCTCCAACAGGATCAAGGTCAGTCATATACTCATCAAAGTCTTTATAGACTGTAGTATCTAGACCAGAAGGTTCATTAGAGTATAACATATCACAATATATTTTAATATACTTACTAAACATTTCTAAATGTTCATCAACTTCATCCATCTTACACTTAGCAACATATATGTTTTCTGAGAAATGATTACCTGGCTCAAAGAACCTTATATTCCCTTCTTGTTTTGGCAATCCATCCACAGAAAATAGAAAGTTCTCTATAGGATGTTGAAAATCAAATACTATAATAACCCGATTAGGATTAAACCCCATAAGATCCATACCAAAACAAGGAAGAAGTCCACAAGGAACCTTGGCATCTGTCTTAGGGTATAAAATATTATTGTAGATACATGAAGTATCACTCCAGATCTCTACCTCTCTAGATTTAAGAAGATATTTATTTGTATATGTCTTAGCCAGGAGACTAGTCTTCTTACCTTCCCACTGTGCCCATACACTACCTACCTCATTATGAAGTGAGATATTATCATGCAATACTTGCTTGTAGTTTTTCCAAATGTTCATTGATCACAATAGGTAAGATGGCATATTCTTTTCTCTGAATTGCCTTGGTTAATGATTTAACATCATCTTCAGGAAGAATAGGAACTTCGGATTGTAAAATAACTTCTCCACCATCCAATTCTTCATTCACATAATGCACAGTACATCCAGTAACTTTATCACCACTCTCTAGTGCCTGTTCTACTGCATGTAATCCCTTATACTTAGGTAGCAAAGAAGGGTGTACATTTATGATAGGTGCAGGAAAAGCATCAGGATTTTTAATCACTCTCATATATCCTGCCAATACAATAAGATCAACTCTCCATACTCTGAAAAGATCTATCATCCTATCTTCATCTTTATGGTTAACATAGCAATGAGGGATACCAAACTTTGCTGCTCTTTTAATAGCACCACATTCCTTCTTGTTGTGAATCATCATCACAACCTCATGCTTAGTAACTGACCGTATTATGTTCTCAAAGTTAGTTCCGTTGCCAGAACACATAACACCAATTCTCATAACCCCAATTTAATTTTAGATGGTTCAACTATCTCTATCTTAAAAGGTTTTTCAAGAAGAGATTTAATATTCATGTATGCATATGCAGTGAATACTTGAGGAACTATAAAGGCAATCATTGCTATAGTCCAGAAAACGTAATAATAATTTTCTTTTCTTTGGGTTCTCATTGACTCCAATCTTGATAAGGTGGTTCTTCTTCATTAACAGAATGCTTAAATGCATCTGTATCAAAATATGATGGTGGTAATGGTTTTACATCATCATATGCTGCTGCTAACCTCTTCTTATGTTCACGTTCATCTAAAACTTCATTAATAAGAATCTTCAACTCCTTAACCATTTGAGAAGTATGTAATCTATTGGGACGGATAATAGCACTAGGTAGAATTGGTTCTCCATTCTCATCATGAGGATAGATATTATCACTACCACCAGGAGTGGCAGGACCACTCATTCCTTGTGTATCAATTTTATCCATAATTACAGAGGTTTCCCATATTTATCAACTAAACCAAGTTTTTTTACCTGTCCTATATTGGATCTCTGACTTTTCTTAATCTTCTTATACTCCTTAAGAATATTATCTACCTCACTCTGTGGTATCTTGACCTTAAGTTTTTCATCACCGAATCCTTTACCATCAGAAGAATCCATATACTCATTGATACCATCCTGTATCTCTCCTCTAATCACATCATTGATTTGTGATCTAAGAAGTTCATCTCTATCTTTATTTTTACTCATGGCTTTCTTCTTTTCTTCTGCTTTGCTGGTGGTTTAGCACCCCACAAATTAGGTCTTACTGTACCATGACCATAATCAATCTTCTGAACCGCACCTTTCCCATACCTATCATAATACAAATCAAAAACATTTACCATCTTCTCAGAACGAGTTACATCTAAATGTTCTTTACCATCTACAATATAGAATACATTAAAAGCATCTGAAGGAAGTTGTCTATCATTTGCTTTTTCTACAGTAGTTTTTTCTAAAACTATTTCACATGAGTATGGAGTAGTATCAAACTTCTTCTCAGGTTTCTTTTCTGGTACTTTTGCTGCTGGTGCTGTCATGATCTATTACTCCACTCAATATCAGGATATGCTTCTGCAACAATCTCTTTCGTAATATTATATTTGTCAGTTAATAACTTATCCTTAACAAGAACTAAAATCTCTGCCTCACTGGGATGCAACTGCTGTAATAAAGTAATAAACATAGACTCTCTACGCATACCAGGTAACTTATCATTACCACCCTTTACAAAGTGATATAACTTAGTCCATTCTCTACGTAAAGAAGTTCTTCCTTGTCCTTGCAGATCTTGTCTGGTTGCTGTCTCACCACCTGCTGCTTCTCTAGCAAGATTTTCTGAGAGAGAACCATTTAATAATTGTTGATCTTCACCATCACCATAAGGAACTGGTCCTTCAGGTAACAAACTAATTACAGTCTGATTAAAATTCCATATAAGAACTGCTTTAATTGAGTCATGCTCATATGCTTGCAGTGCCTCTACCTTTTTCGCCTTAGAACGCTGTTTAGATGCTAACTCTAATACTTCATGGATAAAAGGATTAGTGGGCAAGGAATCGATTCTAGGTGCTGCTGGAGTCCTCTTTGCAGGGGTCTTCTTCTTTGCAGGTATCTTTGTTGATTTAG